TGGCGCACGATCGATAGCCCCGCCTCCTCCAACACCACTCATTGCCCCGCCCTCAAGTTGTATGCGATATGATCGATTGCCGCTGCAAGATCAGACGTCACCAACGATGCAAAGTTGTACATGACGTCGTAACGTTCCGGCTCGCCGTCCAAAAGGATCACGCCGGGGATTCCGCCGCGTCGTGCATAGCCGAATTCCATGTGACCTGATTTGCCAGCGGGCATAACCATAATCACACCTTCGCTTCGCAAGATGTTGTCGCGATCTAGAGCGAACGTGTTCTGAGCCGCACGGCCAGCAAGAGCCTCTGCGTACGATCGGCCGCGAAGCTTCTCATACTCTAGCCAATAGTCATCAGCCTTGGGGCCTGTCCCGTGCCAGTCATCGAACGCTTCGAAACCGGCCGCACGTACAGCGTTGCCTACCACCGGAATCTTTTCATTCCGCAGTGAGCCAATGATGTAGATGCAGGGTTTGCGGTGGAGTGTGTGCAGCGCGAGTGCGGGTTTGGCGTACAGGGCAATTAGCCTGTTAGCTTCTTCGTCGAACTTTTCTTGTGTCGGCAAGGCTCTCTTCTCCTCTAAAGTGTTTTCGTCCAATACAAAGTGTTGTCGAATGCCCACGGATAAGCCGGGGCAAACAGTTTGAAGCCAGCGCGATATAAGCTATTCGAACTTGCCGGGTTGTCTGTCGTGTCTGTAACTAGACGTTTCCAACCCAATTTCTTTGCCTTCGCTTCACGAACGCGGATCAACCGCTTCTGCAGGCCGTGGCCTTGGTGCTCCACGAGAACGCCGCTGCGCTTCAGGTATCCGCAATTAAAACCTAGCTGGCTTGGTGTGAGGCCAGCGAACCCAATTGGTTCCTTCTCAAAATAAGCTAACCACCAAAAGCCAACGTCGTAGTCGGCTTGTTCGGCTTCGTCTCTAAAACAAGTTTCGTGAAGCTCTGCTAGAATATCGATGTTGTCGGAACCGTCGACTTCCCGTATCAGGTAGCTCAATCAGAATCACGCACGGCCTTTAAAGCGCGTGCATGTGCAAGGTTGCGCTTTCCAGTAGCGTTAAGGCTACCTCGCCGCTTCATGTTTTCAAGCCACTTCAATTCGTCATCGTTGTCCCAGTGGTCGTAAAACTCTTCTTCCATCACGCGGCCTTCGCTGTGGGTTGGTTGTTATCGTTTGCGGGTTCTAAGTGACGCCATCGTTTCGAACGTTTCCGTTCTGCGTTTTCCTTGGGAGTCACCCACTCTAAATTATTTCTCTTGTTGTTGAGGCTGTCGGAGTCGCCGTGATCCCCGATGGTATGTTTGTCTGACGGTGGAACATCGCCTTTTCGTTTCAGAATCTCTTTATGCAGGTACAACGTTTTTCTTCGTCCATTCTCCCAAGTGGAGCGGGTCGCGTACATCTTGGTCTTGTGCTTGTCATAACGGAAATGCCATTTCCATTGCTGACACCACGTCAAGTCTTCAGGCGACACCACGGCAAAAACAGAATCGTCGTGCGGCGACAGATATACGCGACACTCTTCCGTCATGCTGCTAGCGCAGCACGCGGGTTGTTGTCGTTAGCGGCGCGAGGCAAAATAATGATCGGCTCGCGCACGCGACCATACTCCCCAACCTGTCTGTGGTAACAAATGGACTGGATAGACTGGCCGGTAATGTAGCCTTCCGAGTAATGCCAAGAGTCAGACGGAATCGGCGCTTGATGGCTCTCCATGTAACAGCCGTCGCTTTCGAATCCATAAAGCGTCTTATGGTGAATGTGGAAACCGTGGACGTAACGATGCCGCGTTGCTCCCCAATCCCCCGGCCTGCGATTGGCCATAATCATGGGCATTTCTTGAAGCTTAACGGTGTGGCCATGTGTTGCGCCAAGCATCACATTCTCAAAACGATGCCACCAAAACAACGAAGGGTCTATGTCAACAGTAACGCGTGGCTCGTTTCGATAATACGCATGAAGATAATATGCGACGGCAACCGCAGTGTGTTCGTCATGGTTGCCCGGAAGAATACGAACAATTATTTCGTTGTGTCGCTCAAGGTGCGCGTCAATAGTCAATACCTTCAGTCGGCACGCGACTTGAACGGCCTTTGGATATCGTCCATCGCAATCCAAAACATTGCCAGAGCGAGCCGTTTTGTTTTCTTTGTTGTCGGCGTGAGTTAAATCACCGCCGCCAAGAACGATCGCCAGTCGTGACGGTCGGGAGCGCTGCACAACTTCACAAACGGCAGCGCCAATAAGAGGCTCAGCTATCAGCAAATCCCAATTCTTATCTTCGCCGGGAATGGGGTTTTCTTTGCCCCAAGCGAACATATTAACGTGCCAATCGTTGCACGGGGTTAGCGAGCAAAAATCTGATGTACCCGGCCGGTTAGGTGCCTTCGTTGGCTTGGCGGGCTTGACGTCTTCGAATGTCTTAAGCAGCGCTTCAGCAACGGCGACGTGATCGATGCCAGTGCTTTCGCGGGCCATCTGATGCATGTGCATCACGCGGCCCTCGGCGTCCGTGAGGGCAGTTACGCCCTTAAGCCGCATTCCCTTAGGAACCTCAAAAACTTCGCCGTGCTCTGGCCTCTGTTGGACAGAGCGGCCACTAGGACCGTCCGTAACCTGAGATATCCGGTATCCCGGCATTGCCGGGGCACTGGATAGCATCAGGCCGCGTTCGGCGGCTCTACGTAGCCGTTCCGTCAGGGCTTGCGTGGAAAGACCTAGCGATGCTGCGGCGGCTTCCTTGCTCTCAAGGGCCGCATTGGCAGACACCGCCTGAATCAAAACTTCGTCGCTCAACGGCTTAGTCGGCATGTAACCTCATTGATTTGAGTATGGTGTGTAGCTAGCTTCGCTACACTTTGCAAGGTGGTTTTAGAAATTACGTGTGTGCCTGCATCCTTGTAAAAAGGCCGTCGATGCGGTTTCCAAGACCTGTGATCGCATCGACGATTCTGTTTTCGAATGTCACCATGTGCTTGTACGACACGTAGTCTTTTGCCGTGTCCTCGCGATGCTGCGCCAGTTCTTGCGCTACCTTCTCAACCTTCATTGCATTAGCTGCCACGTTTATTCCTGCGACGTCTGCCCGGCTTGATGCCAGATCAGCTTTCGCTTCTGCACTCCCGATACGGCCTGAGAGTTTCCACACCAAGCCGCCGACTGTTATTAACAGGCTGATCGTTCCAACTAGAGCGATCCAAATTGCCGGTTCCATTACTTCACTTCCAACATTTCTTGTTTGTGCCTGTTTTGTTATGGACGCGTATTTGATTAATCGTTTCTACGGTGTCGTTATCGCCTGAGTACGTTATGGCTCTCCACCCAGCGCAACGCGCCTGAAGTTCGGGTTGCGTGTTTCCCGCTGTCACGGTTCCTTGTGTCGTGAGCAAACACCCGCCTGTCTGCAGTGTCAGGACCAATAGCCCGCACAGCATCAGCACGCGCCAACTCGCCATTTTTAGTTTCTTGCGCCACGGCAGAGTCCCACTGGCGCTGTTTTTCAGAAAGTCCATTGGAATAGCCATGTGCTAAGATTCCCATGCAAGTGAAAGCTACAACGGCGGTGCCGATTGCCCATTTCCGTAGATCGGGAATGAGAACCGTAACAAACGCAGGCTCAAGAACCGCGATTGCTACGGCTGCACCGCCAACGATTATGTCAATAGTCGCCCACCCCCAAAGGAAGTTAGCGACAGATTCAATCAAAAGCGAAATCACTTGCACTCCTGAGTGAAAAGGAAGCCCGTACACACCACGACGTGCGGCTTGAGCATGTGTTGTTTGTGAATTTGGATTTTTGCGGGCGGGGCTACTTCCGGCGTAAGCTCTTCGGCGGGTTTCGCTTCCGGTAGCCGTGAGTTAATCAACTTCGCTGCGAAATCGAACTTTCCTGTTTCAGTCGTTACGCCTTCGCGAACGCCCTGCAAGCAAAGCCCTTTCTCGCTAAGACGCTTGTCGCCGTGATCCTCGCCGTTGCGTCGATCCTGAAGACCTGCCCTAACCTTGCCATCTGATCGAACGTACCAGCCCGCGAAAGCGTTACAGCCTCCGACCAAGTCGCCAGCATTCATCTTGGCCAACATCGGAGATTTGATAACTGCACCGGGACCGGCGTTGAACGATGCGTCAAGAAGTGAGCCAGCGGTTTTGTCCGGCAACGGAATTTGAATGTGAGGCTCGATAGCGGCCCAATATTTGGGTAGCGCTTCAGCCAAAGCCTTGTCGCATTCAGCTTTCGTGAAGTGCTGCCCGACCTTCACTTTACCGTCTACACTCGTGAGGCCGTTGCAATATGTGATCGGATGGCCTGTACCTATCATGTCGCGCTTTGCGACAGAATCCATACCCTCCCAAATCGGAGTGAATTGAACGCAACAAGCGATAGCGCCTGCACCCGCCATCCATCTGGCGGTTTTTGCTACTGTAGACATTTAATCGCTCACTCCCTCGCGCTTCTGCGCTACGAGGCGAGCAACGAACGCAGCGCCGGTGACGATCGCAATTGCGCTGGCGTAATAGATTTTTGGAACAACGGTTGTGTCAACAAATAGCGGCATGAAAACTTCAAGCCCGGAAAGCACGAACGCCATAAAGACGAATCGAATTGACCACGAGCGGGTGATGATAAATTCCCAATCGGAGTGCAGTTTGATTCTGATCCCTTTAACGTACGCAACAGCACGATAAAGCAGCGAAGGTTTAGCAGTAGCGACAGGGACGGCAGGCACAGCCAAGGCAGCAGCCACAGCCGCAACGGCGGGTGTTGTATCAGTCATTATTGTTTCTCGATTGTTACGCGGCCGACACCAACGTTGGTAAGGCCAATGGCGCGAGCTGCGCCCAATGAAATGTCGATATCTCGGCCGCGAATGAACGGCCCGCGATTCGTTGACGCGAACCACAACACAACCGTTGTGACAGACTTTAAGTCGCGTGTTGAAAGGCAGTGTGCGGTGAGCAGCCGTCATGCCAAGCGGGTTGAAACGCTCACCGTTGGCCGTTATAGCCCCCGTGTGAATAGTAGCTGGCGACTTCGGCGCGGGCTGGCGACAATAAAGAAGCCGTCACAAGTGGCTGCTAGAATTAGCAGCTTCAAAAGATTCTATCCTAGCGAGTCCGATTCCTCAGGACTCGTTCCGGTTGTGCCTGTATCTAAGGCGAATGAACTATGTTTATTCAGTTTTAGCCGTGTGGCTCGTGCCCGCCGTTCCAGTAGGAATCCTTGCGACTTATCGCAATCGCGACCTATTCAAGCGCTGCACCAAGCGTTATTTCAGAATGCTGGTGCACACGCTTGTTATCGGGCTGCTTTGGCCGCTACTTGCCAGCGTTACCATCGGTGAGTAGCAACGGCTGTGGCCCGCTGTTGAGCTTGACCATTTCGTTTCTGAAGCTCTCGATTGCCGCGCCTGTCTGACGTTGCTCTTTGGAGTTTTCAATTGCAAGGAACGGCATTAGCGCTTCCGAGCAACCCCATGTGCTCATAGGCTCGCCGGTGTTCGGATTCGTTCCAGCAATTTGAATCCATAGTTGGCAGTTGTGTTCAACTACGCATTCCCTGCAAGTCTTGGCGAATCCTGTCTTATGACAGCCAATGGTTTTATCAGGCAGCAACTGGCACCGCCGTTTCTGCAACCGGCAATGGCTTCTGAGCCTCAATCGTCCAAGCATCGATGAACTTCTGATACGGCGTGAAGTCTGTAATGCCGACGTTGCATTTTACGGGAGTGCCGGGCGCGTTGAAATATTCAACATCTCCGCTCGTGCCGTACCACTGGATTACGTGAACGTCTTCGGCATAGAGAGCCGAGCAATCGACAGTCTCTGACTGCCCCTCGACGTTGACCCTATTTTCTTCAGCAATGATCGTTACGCGCATCTATCAGTCTTTCATGGCAATGATTAAATCAACGTATGTCACGGCCATATTGATCGTGTGGCTATGCGTGCCGTCACCGCCGTTAACGTTGGTGGCGCTGATTGTCTGATTACCTTGTGGTGCGATTTCTGCGGCCCCTAAGTTAATCGTGACACTGTTGTTGCCTGCAACGAATGTCGGTATACCGTGAGCATGGCTCGGCATCGTCGCTGTAGTTATCGTTGTGTTAGATACCGACTGAGACGAAAACGCTGACGAAAACGCCACACTGCCGCCCGAACTAGCAGCGCCAGAAACAACCCTCAACGCCTTATCGTTGTGCGTGGTTTGCTTCGTCCAATACACCGGCGCTGACGATTGCTGAAACAACATCAACGTTCCAGACGGGAACGCGGGTTGCGCCTGCGATGCAGGCTGGCAAATGAATACATCTTTCGATCCAGCGCCGAAGTTAACCGCAGCGCCACCGTTGGACGATTCCAACACAGTGGTACGCGCTAGCGTATTCGTGCCGGTGTAAGTTCCAAGTCCTGTTTCCCAAGAACCTCCCGGCATTATGATGGCGTACCAAGTGGTATCTCCAACGCTCATTACGCTTCCGAAGGACTGATATCCACCCGGCGCTCCCGCCGTCGTAATTGGTCCTGTTCCGGTTGTCGTGCTTGTCTCGCGTACCCTGTCTCTTTTAACAAACGCCATCTAACTTAAAGTCTTTCTTCAATCTGATATTGTTTGGTGAAAATTCCAGTGTACGGCTGCACCACAGGCGTAAGAGCTGTCATCAATCCCCACACCGAATCCCTAGACAGATTCGAGCTAATAGGATTTTGAATGAACAGAACGTCAGTCTTCATGGCATTGATGCGGTCGATATCTTCAACGAATCCGTCCCTATCGTTCTCTTTCAGGAAGTCGAAGGAAACATCGTAGGTTCGATACGCTGGCCGTTGGAATATTAACGACTGGCCGCTGAGTGTCTTGGTTCTCGTGCTAAGGTCGACCCATGTTCGCTGCCAGCCTGCTGTATAGTTGTAAGCAAATTGCGTTTGCAGACCCGCGAACAGCCGTCCGATTTCAACGAACGTACCTGATGTCGTCACGTCAAACCGAAGATATCGGCATGACACAGGCGACGGCAGTAACAAGATTGACGAAAGATATCCTTGGTCAACCGCAACTGTTCCGTTGTCGAACAAGTCACCGGCAGCACCAGTCGCGTCTACTGACGAAAGACGGATTCTTATTTGCGTACCGGTGATGCCAAGCACCGCGACTGTGTCGATGTTCTGAGGCGTTCCCAAATCAAGAATTACGAAATCGGAAGAGCCGTTGTTGCCTCGCCATTTTCGCGCAATGTGCGGCACTTGGATATTGGAAACTGGCAACAACAACGCAGATGTAGAGGCTAGAAGCGTGCCTGTATCAGCAACGTTGGTGTACGTGATGATTGCATTAGCCATTAACCGTAACCCACCACTTCAATTGTATTGCTTTGTGCGTTGTCCGTCATTTCGACAATACGGAGCGCCCGGCCTAGCGTAATGTCCCATCGCGGGTATGTGATCTTGACTACTTCTCCTAGGTCCAACGCAAACGGCTGGACACCTACGCTAAATCTGTAGATAGCAGCGTTGCTATTGTAGAGTGCTAACAGCCGATCGGACTCGGCTTGAGCGTCTATCTGATTCAGGAAGTAGCTCGCTATAGGAGTCGTGTCTTGAGCAATCGGATGATCTATCAGGATTGCCGTATTGGTGGACTCTGAGTACCTATCCGCTTGAGCCAAGAAGCTTGCTCGTGCAGCGCCAACGCTGCCCGCAATGTCTGTCTGCACCGTCCAATTATGTTGGTACGCACAGCGGAAACGATACGGAGGCGGTGATAATGACGTCGGCAACGCCTGCCGCTGAATCTTTATAACGTCAACTTGATCGTATGACGCATTAGGCGCAACACCGAATGGAGATAGAAAGATTCCTATTTCCAATTTTCCGGAACGTCGAAAGCCAGCCCAACCACCTATCCCGCCCATGATTGCTGCGAGAACGTCGGCAATAGTGTTGGTGTCGTCCGGCGCAACCCAGAAACCTACAGGCGCTGGCTGCTGAGCTAGTACGCTAGCGAATGACGGGAGATAGAGGCCATCCGGAACGGGAATCGTTCCAGTCGTTGAAACGATTCGTTGAACTATATCTGAAGACGTTGAAGTAAATATGCCTCCCGTGTTGTCTCCGCTTACGTCTGCTGTGATTGTCCCGACAGGCGTAGAATTCAGCCTGAAGTATCCAAGCGCATTACACGTCGCATAATGGCCAGCCGCTATCGTAGCGGCCAGCAAGAGCGCCACAGTAGCAAAATCAGCTCCTGCAGTCAGAGCGCTTCCGCGATCGTAGACCGCTGTAACCGCGCTCACTGGCCCGTCGTTGATCTGATAAACAAGGGAGGCCGGGATAACTAGCGGAGGGCTCACGTTGTTGACGTAACCGAACGCTCGCGGCTTCCGCTTGCCGAGTAAGTCCGTAGTGCCGTCAACCCCGCCAGTGCCGCCATAAAGATTTGGCTGCACAGTTGCCGACAGCTTGTAGCTGTTGTCGGCCAGAAGAATTTTAACGACGTCTTCCTGTACAACCCAGTCAGTGGCAGTGCCAGAAAAGACGGTGTAGTAGCTGTCGTAAGAATCGCCTTCAATACCTATCTTGACGGTGATCTGTCTGCCATCGATAGCGAACCCCTGAATCAAGAAGTCGTAAGCACCGTCAGTGTTGGATAGGTCTAGCTCTCCGTTCGCGGACGTAAAGCTTCCTATAATGTTCGATCCCAAGATGGAACGCGTAAACGTTACAGGCTGCGCCAGCGTTCCTAGGAACGGCTGCGTTGGCGACGAGTCCGTTGCCAACGTCGTAAAGTCTTCACTAGCTGCAAAAATC